TCAACTGCTTCGATGAATGTTGATACACCCGATACGAATAAATCGTTCGTGATTACTAAATCTCTTATCTCAACTGTTTCATCACCAAATACGTCTGATGCGTTTATATCTGCATATAATTTTCCATAAACATATACATCATTCGTAAATTCTGTTACCTGACTAAATTGATTTGCCTCTTCTCCATAACCAGGACTTTCAACAGGACCTTCCTTAAAATTAGGCATTAAAATCCTCCAAAGTTACCAAGTGCGTCTTGGAGACCACTCTGTAGAGCATCTGTATCAATATTTCCAGCCATATCTTTAAGTTGATCTTGTATGGCAGGAGCTTGTTCTTTCAATGATTCTAATGCACCACCTGTGAATGCACTATCCAACGCACCGCTACCAACTTTAGTTCCTCTAAAGACTAATCCACCAAAGGTTACGTCTCTTGGTGCAAGATTACCAGTAAGGGCATTTGTAGCAAGATTTGGTGTATCAAAAAATATACTATTCTTACCTGTGATTCTTACATCTTTTCTAGATGTGAGAGTCATATTTTCATCTGCATCAATAGTTACATTTTTACCTTTGATAAGTATTTCACCACTCTGCATAGCTGTGATGGTAACATCACCATTTTTACCAATAATATTAACACACTTGCCACCCGATTTTGTAACACCACCAGTTATCGTGATACAATCATCATTTAATATATTATATTGACCTCCCTCTGACATTCCAAGAAAACTTGTATTACCACTATCACCCTCTGCTATAAGAGCATATACTGTGGCACCATCATTTCCCAACTCAGGATTTCCAGTATCGATCCTAAGTCTGCCAAAAGACTCATACTGCCTTGCTTGCCAATTTTGTAAATCTTGTGGTCTTTCTGCCATTTATAAAAATCTCGTATTAATATTTAGTAACCGTATCCACCACCTCCACCACTTGGTGGGGAACTAGGAGGTGATGGAGAACTTGGTGGTGATGATGGAGGAGTTGATGGTGGTGGTGTCGATTGTTGATCCATTTGTGTGCTGGTTGCATCAGTAGAGGGTGTCGGTGTTGGAGTATATGTTGATTCAGCAGATGATACTGTAGTGATCATTGTTGTGGTTGCACCTGCTCGTACCGCATTTGAACTTCTACTTTCAGCAGGTGTGTCGTAAATTATCGCATGTGGTGTAGTAGTATGAGCTGCACCGACCATCTTAACACCTCTGACAGGATGAACATGGAAAGGACCATAATATGGATCACCATTTATGTATCCAACAATGCCATCACGAGGCGTAATACAATCAATTACTTGTTTTATTTCTCCTTGATAAGTAGGTCTTGGGGTTATGATTGGTTTAATTATCGCACCAAATCCAGTTTCAGACTCGATGAATAACTCAGGTACAGTTCTCACAGGTAAAACATTATCTACTATAGGATTGGGAGGTATAACATTTAAAATCTTTCCATTATCATCAAGTATAAATGTATAATTATTGCCTTCATTATCTTGAATAGTATCATTTTGTGTATATCCTTCACCAGAATTTACAATTACTACATGATCAACTGTAAATGATTTATCGATATTTTCTTCAATTACAGGGTAGTTTTCACCTGCTGATACAACAAATATATCTGTGACTTGTTTATATGTTGGTGATTTTGGATCATAATCAATTACTGCCCTTGCCACAGCTCCATATCCATTATTACAAGTATCAGTAATCTCAACTATAGGAGGAACAGTATAACCATTACCAGGATTTACAAGTTCTACACCTATTAAACTACCAGTCTGCTCTGCAAATGTATCACCAACTAAAGCACCTATTATTGGTCTAGCATCAACACCCGAACCATCACTACCAAATACATTTACTTTTACACCCTTACAATTAAGTGGAGGTCCTGTGTAACACTCACCAAGAACACTACTAAAACCTTGAGTGCTCACATTGGGATTCATAAAATCAAAAGCTCCAACATCTGATATGAGATTACCTAGCAAACCACCAGCACCAGATGTTCCTGCAATTGAACCCGATGCTTCTTGTATTTCTTGTGCAATGTTCGCTACCTTAAGAATTGTTTCAGCAGCAACACCTGTTACATTTGTAGCACCTTTTCCAAGTTGCCAGAAGTTTGATTCCTTACCAACATCAACAGGTATGACGCATTTAAGAGCTTCTGTTATACCTAACAATCCCTCTGCCTTTCCCCTTAAATTATTAACTAAATCGAAACCACCCAATATCTTTCCAACTCCTCCCAGTGCAGGTGCTAATTCACCTTCAATACCTCCAATAATTTTATTAAATAATGCTCCTGTAAATTGATCTGCAATACAAGGTACAAAACTTTGCACATTATCAACGAGAGGTGCAAGCAAATCAGATATTGAACCTAACATACTTTCACCTATTTTCTGGGTTGCACAAGGTAGTTTTGCCTGTAATGCTTTAACAGGTCCAATCATTGCTGCCTGTGCTGCAGTTCCTGCTTTTTTAGCAATCGCAGTGTTTTTTGTTGCTGCTAATACCTTCGAGAAAACACCATCATATAGTTTGTTTAATCCACCATTTAATTTAGGTGCCATATCTTTATAACTCTTACTCACCATATCACTTATCGGACCGTTCATTACACCCTTTATCTTATTAGCACTCTCTGATAATAATTTTGCTTTCTCTGGTCCCGTTGCATTTTTAACATTCTTTAATAAATTATTAACTTCATTTTTTGCTTCCTCAACTTCAGGTGAACCAGCAAATGAAATTATCTGACCCATCGCTGTTGAAACACTCCTCTCTAACTCTCCTGTTTGTTCTTCGACTTTCTTTGCAAGTTCTTCTGATAATTGTCTAGGAGACTTTTGATTTTTCTTTCCTGATTGACCCCCATCCTCATTCTTAGTTAAAATTTTACCTGGCACAACTTTACTAGTATAACCAGAGAAAGGTTCAAATGGATTTTTATATTTTCCCTTACCACCAAATTTTTCACCTGTTGATGCAAATAAACCTAAAACCACGGGTAGTTGAGCATCATCACCATCAAGAAAAAATCCAAGAACGGTATCACCAGGCGATATACGCATTGATCTAGAGCGACCACCCTTTCCTGAACCACCCTGTGATGTCAATAGTACCTGTGCCCAAGGTAAATCTTCATTGGGTAACTCCTGCTCATCTGCTGGATGATATCCATAAATACGAACTTTGACTCTTGCACCCCATGATTTCCCAATCTGATTTATTTGATTACCTTGTGCTTTTTCAGGAGCAACTTGACCAATCCACCAACGGAATCCATCCTTACCCAAAAAATTTGTTTTTAGTAAAGTATTTTCAATCATTTTCTTCCGAACGTATCTCTAACTAATTTTAATTTTGTATATGATCCCTTACTATCAAAATAATGACATAATTCCTTTATCATATATAGACCACTTAACTCTGGATCAGGTTCTTTTCTTTTCTTTCTATCAATTCTAGGAAACTCACATCTAATAATATTTCCAGCAGTTAAAGTACTATTCAATGGTATGAGTGTATCAATTACTTGGGAATTAAATAAATTATTGTACATCATCATTGATTGTGCATGTATCCTCGCAGGATCAGCATTTCTCTCTGATGCATCATCCCAACCTTTATCATCTGCATCTCTCTCTATTGTCCCGACATCAAGCATCGCTGTGAATATACGACTTGGCAAATCACCAATATCCTTGTCACCTTTATCAAACTTGAAGAAATTCATAATCCTCTCTCCAAGTGTTGGGGTATTATTTACATAGTCATTTGCCTTGAATACACGATTTGCATTAGGTTTAAATGAAACAGGATTTATGTAATATCTTACACTTGCATAAGCACCTCTTTCTAATTTACCTATCAAATCCTGATTGAAATTTGTAGAGTGTTGTAATATTTTAAAGTCTTTATTAGGATCATCCTTACTCATTAAACCAGGTGTAAAAGCATAATCTTTAGGAAAGGGAGGTCTATCAATTAAATCATCTATTGACATAAAGTTATAACCTTGTTGAGTCTCAAAGAAAAGAAAACCAGCAGTAGAACTTTTTTTTGATTTTGATGAAACTGATTTAGATGCCAACCAAGTTATTAATGTAAATGGTTTTTTCATGTTACCTATGAATCCATATGGATTCGATGTCTCAGTAATCACGTTTATCTTATTTGGAGATTTAAGATAATTTTTAATGATGTCTCTTACAGAATCTGATATTTTTTGCGAAGATGGAAATTTTTTACCTACTCTTGAAGTCTCATTAGATAATGCCTCTCTGGATACAAGATTTAAAGTAAAAGATTCTGATTCTGCTTCCAGTATGACATTTGTGATTGACGCAACGTAAAAAAGTTTATCCTCATCATCCGAAAAATCCATTCCACCATTAATCTTAGAATTACCTGCTATTTTAATTCGTAATTTTTCACCACCTCTTAATGGTAATCCATTATATATTCCTGTCATTACTCCTTTATCATTCTCTATCGAGGTTCCTGTGTTTGTCACAATTACTTTTGCAGTCAAGTAAGGAGAAAATAAATTCTCAAAATATGAAAATCCTATCACACCAGCTGATATATCAGCGGTTCTACCATCTGGTGTCTCTATTTCAAATATTTCGTAAATTGATTTATCTATTGCTGCCATATTATTGTAGTAAAATTGATCTCATTCTTTTCAGAATATTTTTATCATTATCATTTTTGATAGGTAATGAATTTCCTGCACTATTATTTAACCCACCAGCAGAACCACTGTTGTCAGGGGTATTGTTTTTTTGATTAATAACGAGGACTTTGTTTCTTTTTCTTTTCACATTTACATTTTGATTTTTTTTCATACCCTCAATAAAATCATTATACTCTGGTAATCCCTCTATATCAATACCGTCAGTCTTAAAACCATCGAACATGCCCTCTATATTAGTAAAACCTTCTTTTGGTTCTAAGTCAAATGCATTGGAACCTTCTTTTCCTGTTACATTTACAAGTGCATCATCGAGTCCTAATTTTTTTATCTCTGCCTCGGCTTTACTTACTGCTTCTTTTACATTCGATTTAGTTTTATCCTCCCTTATTCCTGTTTCAGTGTCTATTCCAAACAAACCTTTCATTAGGTTTTTAATTCTATCACCTAAATTTTTAACCTTTTCAGAGTTTTCACCCTCATTACTAACTTCCTCATCTCTTGCAGATGTTTGTGTCTTTCCCTTTTCTCTATTTTTCTGAAGATCTACTTGATTTTTAACACCTTCTAATAGTTTATTTGCATCTCCACTCTCTATTGCCTGTTCAGATTGTTTTTCAGATGCTGATAGATTTTCACTAGCAGCAAATTTTTCAGGATCGAATTGTGGTTTACCCTCCACTCTTGCTTCTTCATTTCTCTTTGCCTCTTCAGCTTGATCTTTTTTTCTTTTTTCCTCTGCTTTTTTACCTTCAGGATCTTCAGCATCTATCAATTCAACTTCATCATAAGATCTTAACCCAACATTTGCTGGATCTGCAAATAAGTTTGTTGAACGTGTTAAATCTTGATCTAATAATCTAAGTCCTGATTCAGTATCTTCAATTTGATCTCTTAATTGATTTTCATCCTCTTGTAAATTAATACCTCTAATTCTACTAATTACACCTGATATACCTTCCTCAATATCAACTAAGAAATTTGCGATACCATCAGTAAAAAATTTTAATACATTAAGAAGAGCACCTATTAATTTAAACAATATTGAAAATTTCTTGAGTATAGCTGGAAGTTGTGTTACAAAAAATCCTATTAACACTATGCCAAAGAAATCCACTATCCTACCTAGAAACCCTCTTGTACTCTTACCCACAATACTACCGCTTCTCCTTGCAACACCACTTGTTCCTGATGCTTCCAATTCATCTTCTCTATCTTTACGTCTAACATTTTCTCTTCTTCTCTCAAAAAATTCATTATCTTTTCTAACAAGACTACTCTTGAATTTATTTGTTTCTCCAGTTTGTTTTGCAATCTCAGTAGCAGTTCTCTGTGCCTTTGTAATCCCTGTGGAAAAATTTGTCGTTGTTTTACGAATCGAATCAATACTTATAGATGATCGTAAAACTGATTTTCTTCTATCTTGTATTGACATATTAATCTACATTAAACATGGAATTACTAATACCTAAAAATGTATTAGATAAATCTGAGGAAGATATGTTTGGTAATTTTACTTGACTATCTTTTGATGATGTTGTAGGACCGTTTGTATCTACATTTCCATCACCGCCACCAACATCAAATGGAACAAACTGAGGACTATCATCTAAATTACTTACATCAAAAATCCTCTCTAAATTTTTATTTACTGGAGTAATAGATGATGCGTCTAAATTTTGTTTAGTGGCATCTACATTATTCATTTCATCTTCTTTAGTATTCTCATCACCAGCAATTTTGCGACCTATCATATTACCTAGTGGTCTGCCCGTTAATTGTGAAAAAATACCGATACCTAAGAGGGTAAGACCTCCAACCACTGATGATGCTGGTTCTGGTATTGCAGCCATAGCAATAGCAGTTGTTGTGAGTGCTCCTATCGCACCACCAGTTTCTCCAAAAGCTGCTCTCTTCTTATTTTGTTCTGTATCTTTTCCCTCTTCCTCTAATTGTTTTACCTCCTCATTATAATTCATGAAACTAAAAAGTGGTTCAAGAACGACATCTAATCCAAATCCTCTACCAACACCAATTTTTCTAAAGAATCCTTTACCAGCAGTTTGTGCTGTGTCAGCTGCAGCATCGGCAGCACCTCTATTAAAAAATCTTCTTATACCCTCAACTCCGAGTGCTCCTCCAAATATACTTAGTGGATTAGTAACGACTCTACCAACAGTTTTTACAATTGCCTGTGGTGCTTCTGACGCAAATTTTTTAAATCCACCTACCAGAACATTTCTAAAATTATCAATATTTGCTCTCAAGAAATTTATTACAGCGACAAATGGTGCTCTAAGTATAGAACCAAGTTTAATTTTAAGTGCTTTTGCTGCAATAAAACCAAAGGCAGTTATTATTTTTCCTAAACCAAATTTTAATAATAATACAATACTAGTTCCAAATAATAATTGAGATAAAAACTGTCTCTTAAATCTACTTAATGCATCAATATTACCCTCTGCTTTCAATTTAAAAAATTGAAGTGTTTGACTCGTTAGCCAACCAGCAGCTAACGTGAACATAAATTGAGCAAATCTACTTAAAATACCCTGTGCTTTTGCTGCAATTCTTCTTACAGGAAAAAGCAATGCATTTTGTATTTTTGCTTCAAGAGCACTTTCTTTTCCCTCTCTTAAACCTTGCTCTGCTAGTATTGCCTCTCTTCTTTGTTTTTCTGCTTCTCTTTGTCTTTCTAATTGATCACTTACCGCTAAGTTATTTCTGATTAAATTAAGTGAGGTGCTTAATTGACCAACTTGGGCTGTAACAGTTTGTAGTTGATTTGATACTGATGTTAAAGTTAGTGAATTTTGTGTAAGTAATTGAGTTGTTTGTGGGTCTGGTGGTGCTGGTTGGGGCAAGACAGAACGACCTGTGAAGACACCAGAAGAAACACTCCTTCTAATTCCTCTCAGACTTCCAGCAACTGGAGATGCTAAACCTTGTTGTTCCTCATCCATTTCGTTCTTGTTGTGCCTTTAAGTTTTCCTCTTCAATATATTGTTGTAAAAGAGATACATATATTTCTCTCTCCCACGGAATCATATTCTCAAGTTCAGTCAAGCTATATTTATGGTGCTGCATCAGGGCAAAATTTAACTTATAGTATGACGCAAGATCCTCATGTGCCATACTTACCCGAAAAAATTCTGTAATCCCTCCAATAAAATTTCATTATCTTTACCAGTATTAGGATTTTTTACCTTAACTTTATGTGATAGTTTAGGCATTGTCTCAAAAAACTGCTCTACTTCTTTAAACTGTGATGAACTCAATTGTTCTATAAAATCAGTTAATTCTTTTGTTGTGCATTCCTCAGATGACCAACTCTCCTCTTCAGAATAAACTTGATCAACACAAGATGCAATTAACTCAAATGTATCATCAACATTTATTTGATTCACATTAAAATTAGTTTTTATGAATTCATCCAAAGATGGGTATTTCATTTTTAATGTAAATTGATCATCTAGTTTAATGTCAGTTTTATGTTTCTTATCAGTCTTTACTTTAATTGAATCAACATTAATTGTAGTCGGTACTTGTGTTTTCCCATCATCTGGGCAAGTAACCATGACTTCTATTTGTTCACCAACTGATTTTCCACGAATATTTAAAAATAGATATTCAATATCAAAAGTAGATAATTTTTCTATTTTGATACCCCTTGTCAATATACAACGTGCTAAAACATCTTTAACAGCATTGGCGATCTGTTTAGTGTCTTGAGATTCCATTGCAATGATTAAAATTTTTTCCTCTTTTACTAAAAAAGGTCTAAATTTTATTTTTCTCTTTGACGAAGGTAGAGTTAGTTCATAACTCGGTGTTGATATCTGTGGTAATGGCATAATAAGTTAAGCACTTCAGTGTCACTATTTATAGGGGTTTTTGAGATCGTTATCTGTTTGGTCTGAACGCACCATTTAATGATGCAAGACCATCACCATTCAATGGATAATCAAATCCAGTGATTTGTGATATTCCACTTACTACCTGCTGATCACTGTTTAATAAAGGTGTGCCACTCATTATTTCATTTAATTTATTTGCTTGATTATATGGGATTCCTGTGCCTGGATCTGGTCTTGATCCACTGTTGGGGTTATTATTAAATACTTTACCTAATAATCTTGCTAATGATGAAGATTCTCCACAAACATATCGATCAAAACTAAATGATACATTTGCTTTGAGAACTTGAGATCCTTGATATTGAACTCGTGTTGAATTGAGAGATAAAGGAAATAATCCTATAAACCTATACTCTAAGAAACGATTATAATCCCTCTCAAACTTTACTATCCTTGTATCATTTGATTTATACTCACTTGGATATCTCATGCGGAAATAATAAGTATCTGAAGCAGGATCACCCTCTGAAGAACCAGAAATATATTCGATCCAATGCTCTAAAAATTTGAGTGATTTATAATCAGTATCAACATAAAATTGAAAGTTTATCTGAGTAAAATTTCTTGTATGAGCAAATCTTTCTATTACACCTTGATAATCACCAGCAGTATTAAGTGTTGCCAATGCACTACCTGGTAAGACTGCATCACTGCATAACAGACCTACATCATCAGCAATAAAACGATCATTTATACCTTTACGTCTTAAAAATCTTCTTAAACTACTATTTGGCAATGCAAACTTAACTAAAAAATGAGATGTTTGTGCAACATTCTGCAATTTTGGTAATATATCTGATATTTGTCTTGGTCTTGGTGCTGGCACTCTAAATAAAATTACATATCATACCTATTTAGATGTCTTATAAGGGAAAATACTATCCCTCCTATCCCAGAAAATATAAAGGTGATCCAACAAACATCATCTATAGATCATTATGGGAAAGAAAGTTTATGGTCTATTGTGATAAAAATGATAATATTCTAGAGTGGGCAAGTGAAGAAATTGCTATCCCATATCGTTCTCCAATTGATAATCGTGTGCATCGTTACTTCCCTGATTTTTATATGAAAGTCAAGGAAAGGGGTGGAAAGATAAGAAGATATGTGATTGAAGTCAAACCAGCGAAACAAACAAAACCACCTGTTAAACCAAAGAGACAGACGAAAGGATACATTCGTGAGGCATATGAATATGCAAAGAACCAAGCAAAATGGAAAATGGCACGAGAGTTCTGTGCTGATCGTCAGTGGGAGTTCAAGGTAGTTACAGAAAAAGAGTTAGGAATATGAGTCGTATCGACCCCTTAATGAAAGAGTTAATTGGGACAGAGAATCCCGATGATTTAGCACAGGAAATTCTTGGTGTGCTTGAGGAAGGAAGTAGTATTCCACAGGCAGGAAATTATTATGTATTTGTTTATAAACCCAAAACACCTAATATTAGATATGATGCACATCCATTAGTTGCTGTAACAGATGTCTTTTCTTGGGGTTTCAAGGGAATAAATTTTCACTGGGGACAAATGAGACAATATACATTTCCTGAAGTTGTTGGTGGATTATATCAAGTTGATGAAATGGAACTTAGAGACTTACGCACCATTCCATTTGGTCGTATTCGTCTAAATAGTTGATACAGGATAGAAAAATATAGATGGCACTATTTTCAGACATACCAAATGATGCGAGGTCTAATACTAAAATACCATTTCTTGGATCTAATACCCCAGATTCAAGTAACGGAGTTGGTTTCGCTGATGCTCTGAATTTATCTCCAGAATTAAGTGAAAAAATTAATCTAAGGCAAAATAGTAAGAGAAATAGAAAATTTAAAGGTCCAAAAACAGTTTCAAATAATAATATATTTTTATCATATCCAATAGCAAGAAGTCCAAGTGAAAAAACTGGTGATACATTGCTTATAAAATGTATTGAGTACGTACCTCCAAAAGATGGATTTGGTTTGGAAATAGATGTGCAAGGAATTTATGGTTTCAAAAAAAATGAACAAGGTCAGAGAATTCCAGGTACATCATTTGTTCTTGAGGATAAACATAGGAATGATCCTGGTGGAGCATTTCATGGTGTAAAACCTAAAATTGGTGCAATTAATTTCACTGATGGAAATCAGAGAATGACAGAAAATCAAAAAATTAAATATTATGTTGAATTACCCGCACCTCAAGAAATAAACGATTCTAATTCTATAACTTGGGGTGAAGATACATTAAACGCTCTTGAATTGGCAGGATTGAATGTTGCGACAAAATTCATTGATAATCCAGCAAATGCAGTTGGTGATGCACAAAAGGCAATTGGTGCATTGAGTCAAGGAGTTAATATAGATGATGTAGATGAAGATTTAAGCAGAGCAATCCGAGCATCAATATCTGGTGCTGCAATTGGTGCATTAGGATCAAATGTGAGTTCAAGAAGTGTCATTTCAAGATCAACTGGAAAAATTCTTAATTCTAATACTGAATTATTATTTCAAGGTGTCAATTTAAGATCATTTCCATTCAGTGTTACATTTACTCCTAGAACTCCTGAAGAAGTTAAAGTTGTAAAAACTATTATACGATCCTTTAAGCAATCTATGGCACCAAAAGCAGGTGATTTTAATGGATCATCAGCAACGGGAATATTCCTTAAATCCCCTGATTTATTTCAACTTAAATATCGACATGATGGAAAAGATCACCCATTCCTAAATGCATTTAAGGTATGTGCATTAACGGGTATGAGTGTTAATTATACAAATGCAGGGACTTATGCAACTTATGACGATGGATCACCAGTTGCTATTAGAATGAATATGACATTCAAGGAAATTAATCCAATATACAATGAAGATTATGCAGAAGACATGGCAGGAGATGGAGTAGGTTACTAATGGGTTACTTTAAAGAATTACCAAACATACTATATCAATCACCTTTACAGCATAAAAATTCGTCAAACGATTTTATTGCTATAAAGAATATATTTCGTAGGAGCAAACTCTTTGAATATCTTCAAGGTAATGTTAGTCTTTTTAATAAATTTGTGATAAATGATGGAGATCGCCCTGATACAATCGCAGAACAGTTATACGGGGAAGCAGAATTAGATTATATTGTAGTTCTTGTAGCTGGTATAACAAATATTACACATGAATGGCCACTGAGAGATAGTCAAATTTATGAATATACTTTGAATAAGTATGGTTCTGAAATTAATATGAACGAAATTCATCATTACGAAACTTTTGAGATAAGAGATAGTGAAAACAGACAAATTTTACCACCTAAGTTAATTGTTGATAAAGACTTCAAATTAGATGGCAGTGCCCTTAGATTTCCACAAAATAGATACACTTTATTTTCTCAACAAGGAAATCAGCAATTAGATGATAAAAACGAATATACAGTTGCAACTGATAACATTGCTAGACCAGTTACAAATTATGAATTTGAGATACAAAAAAACGAAGATAAAAGAGAGATTGATGTATTAAGAGTCTCTTATGTGCAAACATTTATTAATGATCTAAGAGAAGTTGTAAGATATAAACAAAGTTCAAGTTTCGTATCAGGAAAATTAGCTGTAACTGAAAATACGAATGTAATCCCATAAAAAAAGGGGGTCATTTGACCCCCATCTAATTATTCTTCCGCTAGTTTTTGGAAGTATGATAATGCATCGTCATCATCATCTTCATTGACTGAGGATGGTGTTGTTGATACAGCAGCGGTTACTAATTCCTCTG